CGTTGGAAGGTATTTGCAGTTTTCGCAGATTATGTCGGTGATACTTCGTCGCTGTCTCGCCACACGTCCTCCTTTTCCTGCGGTAGTGGTACACCCCTGTTGGTGTTCTTTCACACCGGAGACACCATCGATTCCAGTAAGGTTGATTTGGTCGGAAGCGGTTATCTTCTTTGCATTCACCGCACCGATAACATCGCATCATGCTGCCCTGTCTCCCCATCTTGCTTTCCACTCCAGAGCTAGTCGCGCTTCATCTGACCACTTAACTCCACGCTCTGTACCGAATGCCTGTATAAGCTCTAATAGCTCCGCAAATTCGCTTACACACATCCTGCTGGTTGACTTGCCTATTACCACAAAGCCATTCCCGGCAAGGTTAGGAACAACATCCTGCTGCTTTAATGCTGCGGTAAACACACACTTCCAGCTTTCTGCATCCAGCCAGCGACCATGCCATTCAACCTGACGAGAGACGTCACCAAGGCAAGCCCAAAGCTTTCGGTTTTGGTCTAAGCTGCGGTTGCGTTCCTGAATGGTTACTACGATTGGTTTGATTGGGTCTGGAAGGATTTGCTGGATAGCTTGAATGGCGTTCTGCTGATGAATGGGGCTTCTTAGTTCAAACGTTCGTTTCCTCATGGCTCACCTTCTGCACGCATGGATTAATTAACGCCAAAATAGCTTCTGGTTTCTCAATAACATCGAACCGCTCACCACTTGCCATTCTTACAATCGTAAATCCGGCATCAAATAGGGTTTCGATGTTGTCAGAGTTAACGTACAAGGGCTCATATGCACTTCTGGTGCTTTCTATCACGCCTGTGCTTGGTGGCTGATAGATGCTGCATTGCATGGTTAATTTTATAAATGGCATATACTCACTCCTTCAATTTGACTCCAGCAGCTCGGATGTTTTCCTCATAAGCATCCATTGCATCACCGAAGCCATTGGAATAATCAACAGTAAACCCTTTGGCTAATGCTTCTCTGCTGTCGATAAACTTTGGCGCGGTTATTTCAATAGCTGATCGCGATGCCTGCCACGTTTGCCAGTGGCCTTGAACATCGTCCATCACATATTGACCACCAATATTACCACTGCCAATTTCATGGTGATTTTCAGGGTAACGGATAAGGTCTGAGGATTCGCCTCCACGTCGCAACCAACTTTCTTCAAACTGCTTTCTTGATTCGTCCATCGATACTTACCCTCAGTTCAACTCACAAAACGCCACGCCATTTTTGCTACAGCGACAGGCATAACACCGATAATCACCCACAGGAAAATGCTACCGAAAAGCACACCCACCAGGTCTTTACCTTCGCCTACCAACCGGACAAAACTGCTGGCAACAACAATGAACGTCGCCACCATCCACATAGCACCGAGAATCCTCAATGCAGAGAAAATTAACTCAGCCACGATTTACTCTCCCCCAAATAAAAAGGCCCGCGATTACCAGCAGGCCTGTTACAAGCTCAGTGATGTAGATGGTCATCAGAATCCTCCTTTCTTCTTGGACTGCGGTTCCTCGCGTTCACGGCGGCGCATTTCAGCAGACTGTTGGTCTGTGTCATAAATAGCGCCATTTGCCTGTATGCAATACACCGTGCCGGTATTGCCATGGCGATTGAGGCGAAGGATTAGTTCGGTTTCACCAGGAGGAACGCTGTCATCAAAAGCACCTTCACGATGGATCCCCACCCAATAATCGCAATCCTGTTCAATCTGCCCTGTATCTCGTGAGTCACTTGGTAATGGGCGTTTATTGGTTCGGCTTTCCAGTGCGCGGTTAAGCTGTGTCAGAAGCACAACAACACAATCAAGCTCTTTGGCAAGGTTCTTCAGTCCTTTGGTGATCATGCCGTAAGCAAGGTCGTTGCGATCGGCCTTCTCAGCGGTCATTAGTGTCAGGTAATCGACCAGAATCATGCCAACACATCCTTTTTCTCGCTTGATTCGACGACTTTCGCTGACGATTTGAGCCAGAGATAATCCCGGCGTGTCGTCGATGTAAAGCAGGTCGATTTCACTCAAGCGATTGGCTGTTTCGATCGCCCTGTTGAAGTCACCATCGTAATCACCCTGATAGCCGTCATCGGCGTCATTTGTCGCCGGAAGGTAAAATATATTCGGGTTAACACCAGACTTCTGCCCTACCAGTTTTTCCAGTATCTGGTCACCTGGCATTTCAAGGCTGAACATCAGAGCTGGCTTTTTCTCATGCACTGCGCAGTTGATTGCCATCTGGCTGTATAGCGTCGTTTTCCCCATCTTAGGGCGAGCGCCAATGACAAACAGAGAGCCTTTAACCAGACCTTTCGGTGACAGCATCCTGTCCAGCGATGGGATCCCTGTGCTCATTCCTCGTTGTTCGCCTGACGGGTCAAATCGCTTCTCAAGGTCGCTAACCCAGTCTTCCATGACCTCACCAAATGAGCGAAGGCCGCGACGCGATCCGGTTTTTGCATGGTCTGTCAGTTGCGTGAAAATCGCCTGAATAGCTTCGTACTTCTGCGTTGCAGTCATTCCGTTGCGGGAATAGAGCAATTCCGTCGCTTCAGTCATGCGGTTGATGGCGTAGCGTTCCATTGCGGTTTCACGAACCTGCATTGCATAGGCAACGATGTTTGCTGCGCTTGGCGTGTTCTTTGCGATCTCAGCGATATAAGCAAAACCGCCAACAGACGCCGTTAACGATTTACGCTCCAGTTCATCGAAAAGCGTCAGGCCATCTACTGGCTTTTGCTCACGGTGCATTCTGGTTATTTCTTCGAAAAGGATTTTGTGTGGTCGACTGTAAAATGAATCAGGCTTCAGCATCGCCAGGACTTTCTGGACGCGCTCACTGCTGTCATCATCCAGAAGCAATCCACCAATCACCGCCTGCTCTGCCTCGATGCTATGGGGCGGCGCATAAAAATTATCGGTCATCGTGTTCACCCTCACGAACTTTCAGGTAGGTATTATCGTTAAGCAGGAAATCAAATCCCTTTTTGTGCCAGACGGTTCCGCGTTGATGGTTTAGGCGCTCTTCGAACATCCATCGGCAATTTTCGCCTACGTAGCTCAAATAATTTCTCCAGTCCTGCATCGTGAACCCATGCCCGTCAAGCTGGCGTGTTATCACTCCGGCTTTTCGCCAGAACGTTCGGATCTGGTTTTTACGCTTGTCATTCAGTGCGCGGATTTTTGGCGCTTCAGGAAGGATTTCGTGGTAAGCATCGACAACATCCTGACAGCTAACGGAAGGTTTTTTCTTGTCAGACTTTTTGTCTGCTGCGGTACTCTCTAATACGTCAGTATTAGAGATAATATTATTATATTCTTTATCTGTGGTAATTTGCTGGTAATCTGCTGGTACAGTATTGCTTGCAGGCATTGGTATTGCTGGCTTTGAGGTGGTAATTTGCTGGTAATCTGCTGGTACAAAATTTGACTGATAATCGTCATATTTCTCTACCGAGAAAACTGAGAATTTACCGTGTGAAACCCAGTCAATCATGCCGAGCTTTTTGAACTTTCTAAGCAGGTACTGAACGCGATCTGGTTTGAGTCCTGTTTCAAACGCCAGAGAGTTTCTACCGCCAAGTAGCTTCCCTCTGCCTACCAGAATTTCTCCTGCGTCAGTCATTACATACTCAGGCGTATGCTTTGCTTTGAGGATTAAGTGAACCCACAGATGCGCAGCTTCTGCGTCCTTGTAAAACGGCACATCCATAATTTTACGGTGCAGCAAGGCATACCCCTTACCGCTGCTTTGATGCGGTTGTTGTAGCCTTCTGGCCTCTCTGGCTTCGGCTAGATTAGATATGTTACTCATGACCTTTCTCCTTCTGCATCAGCTTCACTTTTTCCAACTCAGCCCGGAATCGACCAGGCTGCTTGAAGCTGGACAGGAAGCGATCACGTAGTATGTGTTTGTGAATTTTGTCCTGGTAAGGACTGAGTTGTTTTGTCATAATTACTCCTGTGGATTGATCCAGTAATTCCCTCAGAATTGCATATCAATTTGCTTAAAATCCTCGGTGGCGGCCGGGGATTTTTTCTTTGTGATTTCATCAAGCGCATACTTAAAAGCCCTGCTAATCGGACTGATGTCTGATGCCATTCCGAAAGCACACAAGACCGAAGCAATAAATCTCCAGTCCGTTCTGCTTATCTTCGATTCATGACAGCCAATCATCTTTGCCAGACCGCGCTGGGTAAGCGTTGACAGGTTGATTAGTAAATCAGTTTCAGCGCGATCAATTTCTCGCTGTGTTGGCTTGCTGTAGCTTGCTTGTGCCATTTGTTAATTTTCCTATATTGGTATTGAGTTATAGCGGCACACCCAATGGATTTGCCGCTGATGTTTGCTCACCCGGTTAGAGGTGAAAGGCCAGAACTGTTAAAGAGCAATTTGCTTATGCCGCTTGGCGGTAAGCACTTTCTTGATACTTCAGGGCGCCAGCTGTAACGATTTCCAATCGATAGGCGTCTTTCTCTGGGATAACTTCTTTCCACTGAGAGACTGCTGCATCGCTAATGCCTAGTGCTTTAGCAACAGCACGCTGGGTTCCGAAGTGGTCAATAACATCTTTTTTGTACATAGACTCGCTCCGAAATTAAAGAACACTTAAATTATCCACCAAAGGAATCTTAAGTCAAGTTTATTTAAGATGTCTTAACTATGAATACACAACTGATGGGTGAGCGTATTCGCGCTCGCAGAAAAGAACTCAAGATTAGGCAGGCTGCCCTTGGAAAGATGGTTGGCGTGTCTAATGTTGCTATTTCCCAATGGGAGCGATCTGAAACTGAGCCCAATGGCGAAAACCTATTGGCCTTAGCCAAGGCTTTGCAGTGCTCCCCTGATTACCTGTTGAAAGGAGAGGATAGTCTTTCAAACATTGCCTATCACAGCAGGCATGATCCAAGAGGTTCGTATCCTCTAATTAGTTGGGTAAGCGCAGGATGTTGGATGGAAGCTGTAGAGCCATATCATAGGCGTGCAATAGATAACTGGTACGACACAACGGTAGATTGTTCTGAAGACTCTTTTTGGCTCGACGTTAAAGGCGATTCAATGACTGCCCCGGCAGGACTGAGTATTCCTGAGGGGATGATTATTCTCGTCGACCCAGAAGTCGAACCACGTAATGGAAAGCTGGTAGTCGCCAAACTTGAAGGAGAAAACGAGGCGACATTCAAAAAGTTAGTTATTGATGCCGGTAGAAAATTCCTGAAACCACTCAATCCACAATACCCAATGATTGAAATCAATGGGAACTGTAAAATCATTGGCGTTGTCGTTGATGCCAAGCTAGCAAACCTTCCTTAAGGGGCTTTCGCCCCTTTTTTATTTCCCGTTAAAAATCAAAGACAAACTAAATTCACACCCATAAAATTAAGTTTTCTTCAAAAATGCACTTGACCAATAAATTAAGAAGTCTTAAATTTAAGCCATCAGCAGGACGCTGGAAGCCAAACGGAACAGATTGGCAGGCTCTTTAACATCGACGGACTCTCAACCTAACCGTTGAGACCAGAACTTGAGTGGTTTTGGGGATGGCGCGAATTGCAGCTGCAAGACAGCGATCGAGAAGATAAGCACCTCGACGCGTCATGCGCCAAAGCCACTTAAAGGAGACCATCATGGTAACCATTGTCTGGAAAGAATCCAAAGGTACGGCAAAAAGCCGCTACAAAGCTCGCAGAGCAGAACTTATTGCCGAGCGACGCAGTAATGAAGCACTGGCGCGAAAAATTGCTCTAAAGCTCTCTGGTTGCGTCAGAGCAGACAAAGCAGCATCACTCGGAAGCATTTGCTGCAAGAAGAAAGAAGAAGTCGTTCGAAAAAATAGAAGTATTTATTACAAGGATTCAAACCCATTAGGAAACAAAATACATGCAGTCCAAAAAATAAAATTGTACAGTAAACTACCGTACGGTGCTTATTGAGTATGCTTATGGTGAAAAAGACTATTTATGTTAATCCTGACCGCGGACAAAACAGAAAAGTATCTGATAGAGGTCTTACATCTCGAGACAGGAGGAGAATAGCGAGATGGGAAAAGAGGATAGCATATGCATTAAAAAACGGTGTAACACCTGGATTTAATGCTATAGATGACGGTCCTGAATATAAGATTAATGAAGACCCAATGGATAAAGTTGACAAAGCATTAGCAACACCATTTCCTCGCGATGTCGAAAAAATTGAAGATGAAAAATATGAGGATGTAATGCACAGAGTTGTTAATCACGCTCACCAACGAAATCCAAATAAAAAATGGTCATAGCACACTTCGGTGGGTTTTTTATTGTCTGAACTAACCGAATTTATTACAGCAAGCCACGCAGTGAAATGGGTGTGACTTGTGTTGGTCGCCAGAAAATGAAATTAGGCAGCAAACCACTTATTTGAGGTGATATATGGAAGAAGAATTTGAAGAGTTCGAAGAGCATCCTCAGGATGTGATGGAACAATACCAGGACTATCCGTATGACTACGACTATTGATAAAAATCAATGGTGTGGACAATTCAAGCGATGCAATGGATGCAAGCTGCAATCGGAATGCATGGTTAAGCCTGAAGAAATGTTTCCTGTAATGGAAGATGGGAAATATGTCGATAAATGGGCAATACGAACGACGGCAATGATTGCCAGAGAACTTGGTAAACAGAACAACAAGGCTGCCTGATGGTGGCCTTTATTTTTGGCATAAACAACAGAGGCTAACATGGAATTTAAAGGTACTGAAGGTAAGTGGGAAATAATGATGGATGGCGATGAGATTAAAATCATCCAGGCAGACTCACTTGAAAATGGCGCAGGCTGGCGTTCGTATATTGCAATCTGTGAGGAAGTTCAATGTATTGAAGATGCCAATCTAATAGCGGCAGCACCTGACCTTCTCGAAGCACTTCAGTTATTACTTAAGCAATCCAAAAATAGAACAACGACAACATATCCAGAATGGTATGGAGCTGTTAATAAAGGTCTTGCAGCAATCAGCAAGGCTCTGGGAGGTGAATGATGTGCGAGTTTTATGAAGCAGATATCAAACGCCCAGAAATGGCAAGTGATGCGACATTACGTGATTACTTCGCTGCTAAGGCTATGGCAGCAATAGTGCGCAGATGGGACGGACATTCCTTTGGCGGTGGACAGAATTCACCACAGTACAAAGAATTAGCAGATGATGCCTACTTTATTGCTGATGCCATTCTCAAAGCTCGCGAATAAGCACTGTGTATTCATTCCAACGAGTGAATA